AGCATTACCGTCAGCCGGCTCCATTTTCACCCACTCAAGAAACAAACACCGCAACACCAGAAATGTCTTTTCTGTTGACTTTTTATAACACCTATGATAGAGTTCTATCATGAGGATTTATAGAATCAAAAACAAAGACGGTCAGTATATCACTCGGTCGGGTTACGAGGATGTTAACATTAAACGAGCAAGAATTTGGACTCGCCTCGGTGATGTCAAACAAACACTATCTCGCATGAAGGATTCTCACTGGAACGGTAGAAAGTTGAACGATTGGTATGTAGAAGAATCCGAAACCAGTGAGACCCTCGTATCGATTAAGCCGGGCACCGAAGTTATAGCCGATTCCGAGAGGCGAAAAGCTGAACGAGAAGCCGCACGTCAAAGGTCACGGGACGAGCAGGAAAAAGAGAGAAGGCGGCAGAAATTCATGGAGTTACAGAGGGAGTTTGGAAACAATCCATAATTAAAATAACGTTTTTATTTGACTTCTTTGATGCGTTGGTTCATATTTATATGTAGTTCTTTGAAGATAGATTGATTGGTGGAGTGACAAAATATTAGCCGGTATTCATCGAAACCCGGCTTTGTCGCGGAACAAGTAAGGTGTTAAGTTCACCCGAAACAAGCGACTATGGGACACACAAGACTGTGTTAGTTTCTGCCGGCTTAACTAAATGAAGCCGGACACTCCACCAATCAATCTTTTTCATGTTCATTGATAACCACTTTATAGGGCGCGAACAGATTCGACTGGTTCGTATGAATATAAAGCCACAAGTAGAGGATGATAGTTGGCCTCTTTAAATTTCTATCACTCATTAAATGCTAAAACATCTAATGTAAGAGGATTCGCAGCTCGCGGAAACCGTGCGGGAAACCGTTACGCTTCTGCAAAGCGCAGCCTCGCTCTCGCAGCTTAATTGCTGTGACATGATTGGATCAAGATTTCGGTGGTAAATCCAATCGTGTAAATACTACCGATGCTAGTGTGAAATGTCACGATAACACTTCAAGATTAGTGAATAGAATCATGTTAGAGTGGAATGTGTTCGAACATGACTGACCCAAAATCACATTTCTAAACTTGTAGACGCTTGTATGAATACAGATCAGGACGCGAGATGCGATGCTCGCCGTGTCCACCACTTTAAGACCCACATCCTTTTACTGGTGTGGGTTTTATTTTTTATAAATATTGCATTAGCAAGTGTTTTGCGGGTCCACCAAGATATATATTTACATGAAAACGATTAAACTAAAATGTCATAATTGTAAAAAGGAATTTGAACAAGAACTAAAACACCATGTTCGAAGAAAAAAAATTGGACAACGTAATTTCTATTGTTCATATAAATGTTGTGGAAAAAAAGTTGGTGGTCTAAATAGATGCAAACAAACAGAAAAAACTTGTTCTTATTGCAAAAAGAAATTTTTAAGTTCCGTAGGTGTAAAAGGAAAAAAATGTTGCTCAATAAAATGTGCCCGAACTTTTGCTTCTACATTTACACTACATACAGCTGAATCGAGGGAGAGAATGTCAAAGACAATGATTCAAAAATGGAAAAATGATTCGTCGTATGCAAACAAATGTTTAACGAATCTAAAAAATGTCGGAAAGAGAAGATTCACATCTAAAGGGGAGGAAGAAATTAGAAATTATATTATGCGAAATCACAAAAATGATGAATGGACATTTGGTGGCCATATTCATCACAATGGGGTCAGATTAGTTAGAGATTTATATTCCGATAAAATAAAAGTTTGTGTTGAGTATGATGGTGTATGGCATTTCAAGGATATTCACGGACAGTTGGCAGAAAAACAAATCAAAGATAAGATGTTATTGGATTGGTGCAAAGTTAATGGTTATAGATTGATACGAATTGATGAGTCCGTATTCAAAACCAATAAAAAACAATATATGCATAAAATAGAAGATTGGATTTATAATACGGACGAATCTAAGAAATTAATTGGAAATAGATACAGTTACATCTTATAAAAACTCATGAAGAAATTTATGAGTTTTTTGCTTTTAATGTTGACGGATGGAAAGAAATAATGTATATTCCTCATTAACGATACGAACAGCAAATAATTCTTTCAAAATAGAAAAAAAGGTATCGTGACCCAATTTAAAGATACGCAACAGCAATCAAAAAAACATGATCGCCCGAAAGGGATAGAGTTATAAGATTCTCGATAAAAAATCCGTGTATCTTGACCCCTTCACAAAACAAAAAACCGAGGAAAATCCCATGAACAAGCTAGTCCAAGCAATCCAGTCGTCTCCGTCAACTACCCTAACTGAAAACTCAGCAGTTACGTTTACTAGTACCACATCGAAGGTGCTAGACCTATTTTCGCGTGGTGCGGCTCTCCGCACTCGCACAGATGCAGAAGTCGTTTCTCTGTTTTCTGACGCATATTACGAGAACAAGCTATTGGCCTTGAAGTGTCTTTTCTATATCAGAGATGTACGTGGTGGTCAGGGAGAGAGAAAGACATTCAGGACATGCTTGAAGTGGTTGTCAACAGTTGATTTCCCAGCAGTTCTAGCGAACATCGACAATATCGCAAACTATGGTCGTTACGACGATATTCTTTGCCTATTGGATACGCACGAAGTGGAGATTGCAGAATATCTCCGTAAGACTTTGGCAGCCGATGTTCTATTGGCTATGTCGGGCAAGTCCACCAGTCTCTTGGCGAAGTGGATGCCTTCGGTGAACACTTCCTCGGCAGAGACACGCATGCAGGCGAAGAAGTTGGTCAGGCTATTCGGTTGCTCGGACAAGGAATACCGAAAGACACTCTCCCAGCTTCGTGCCGCAATCAACATCGTGGAATCCAAGATGTGCGCAAAGGACTGGGACTCGATTGAGTTCTCCAAGGTTCCTTCCCGCGCCTCGATGATTTACAAGAAGGCTTTTCGTCGCCACGGCGAGAGCCGATATGATGCTTGGCTACAGGCAGTTGAGAAGGGCGAGGCCAAGATTAACGCATCGACTCTATTCCCATACGACCTCGTAAGGGAAGCGATGAAGTATTACGGTGGTTGGAAGGTGGAAGCAGATGTGCAGTCTGCAATCAAAACCATCGATTTACAGTGGAAGAATCTTCCAAACTACCTTGAGAAGAATCCGCACAACGGATTGGTAGTCGCAGACGTATCAGGCTCGATGAGTGGACTCCCAATTCAGGTCTCTATTTCTCTCGCAATTTACTTTGCTGAGAGGAACATTGGAACATTCAAGGACTGTTTCATCACTTTCTCTGGAAACCCAACCCTACAGAAGATCGAGGGTTCGAATATCGTTGAGAAGGTCGAGAATCTAAATAGTGCGGAATGGGAAATGAACACCAACCTACAGGCTGTGTTCGACCTCATTCTTAGGGCTGCAAAGAAGGACAAGGTTCCAGCCAAGGATATGCCAGAAACAATTTTTATAATTTCGGACATGGAGTTCGATTCTGCTTGTGGGGGTACACAAACCAATTTCGAAGCAATCGAAAAGAAGTATGCTGAAAGTGGTTATAAAATTCCTACAATTTGCTTTTGGAACGTAGATTCTCGCAATGACCAATCTCCTGTAACAAAGAATCAACAGGGGGTCACTTTGGTATCTGGTTGTTCTCCATCGATTTTTAAGTCAGTAATGAGTGGAGAAACAATCACACCATATGATTTCATGTTAGAGGTATTGAATTCGAATAGATATAATAAAGTTGTGGTGTAATTATATTGGTGGTTTTGGTATATCAGTCACTATGTATATTCGATATGGAATATACAAGAGAGTGTCCTATTTGTTTTTGCGGAATTGAATACCCAAACGCAAGCTCGTTTAATCGTGCAGTAAAACAAAACAGGTCGTGTAAAAAATGTAGTTATACGAAGTCGGCCAATTCTCAAAGAAAACACACACTCTTTGAAAGAAATTGTCCGAAGTGCGATAAACAATTAAAATACAGTGGATATCATTCTTGGTGGTCGGCCACCAAACACAATCGAGTTTGTGTATCTTGTTCTAAAATAGGAAAGAAGATGCCAGATGGATTTTCAAAGAAGTTATCTAAGTTAATGTCAGGTCGAGGAAATCCGATGTATGGTCGAAATCATACCGAAAAAACAAAGGGACTCATTTCAGTAAAAAATAAAGGAAACAAATCAAAAACAGGACAAATAATATCCGATGTTTCTAAACTAAAAATGAGACAAGCAGTAATTAAGAGAATTGAAAAATATGGAACTAAATCTAGAAATTTTAATCCAATTGCTTGTAAATTTATAGAAGAGTATGGAAAACAGAACGGGTACAATTTTCAACATGCACTTAATGGAGGCGAATTCTCTGTGTTAGGATATTTCGTAGATGGATATGATAAAGGAAAGAATGTAGTATTTGAATATGATGAGCCAATTCATAATCGCCCATCAACAAGAAAAAATGATATCCTTCGCATGAATGAAATCAAAAATCACCTCAAATGTATATTCATTCGATATAATGAAAAAACGAAGGAATTGAAAGAGTTTTAATGTATATGAATCATATTTATATACATGCTAAAGAGAACCGTTCACCTTAAATTGCCTAGCGGTACAGACCTTCCTGAGAAGGATTCCGCCGCGTACAGACTGTTCTTGGGTTGGTTGGTGAAGAAAATCGGCATAAAATCCGATTCTATCTCCGTTTCCTTGGTCAATAAGAGTGCTGAAAAAGGTTGTCTGTCGCATCACGAATTCTCGGAGAATTCAAAAACCATCGCTGTAAGATATGAAGGTCGAGCCATGATTGATATTTTCAGAAATCTTGCCAAGGAATTTCAGCACATAAATCAATACGAAAAAGATGGAGAATGGCAGGGAATAGTTTGGGCAAAGGAAGGCGAAGCCGCAGCTATTTCGGGACAACTCATCAAGAAATTTATGGTTGACCATCCAGAGTGCAAGTGGATATACAAATACTAACATGAACGTCGAACTTCTATATCCAGACAAAGATTTGGAGATATCCGATGAGGATGGAAACATCTTTAAGGATTTCATAACCTACTGCGTCAAGAAACTCCAAATCAAATCTGATGTTAAAATCAAGCTTCTCGAAAAGAATCACACCAAGGAGGGAATCTCCACGGGTGGGTACGACACAGAAACCAAGACGATTTATAGCCGACTTGGTGGAAGATGTATGCTAGATGCGATGAGAACGATTTCGCATGAGCTAGTTCACCTGACACAGGATGACCACGGGCAGATTCCTGACCCAGACAAGGTTCCAAATATCGGTGGAAAAATTGAGGATGAGGCAAACATCGCCTCGGAGAAATTGGTTTATTTTTTTGTCAAGAATAAAGGGTTAGAGTCGTTGTATAATCGTTGACTTTTTATAGTCAATGTGGTATGATAGACTATCATATGAGAACTATTGTTATTGCAGATTTGCACAATCGAGTCGATTGGATTGAAGCGTTTCTAAAGAAACAGATTTACGATTTCGTCATTTTTCTCGGAGATTATTTTGACGAAAAGGGAGACCATCGCGCCCATGCAGAAAATACTGCCCGCTGGCTAAAACACTCTCTTTCGTTCAAGAACCGAATTCATCTTCGTGGCAATCACGATATGGCATATGAGTTTCCACGAAACAAATTTGTGGATTGCCCAGGAAATAACTGGGACAAAAGCCAAGTCATCAATTCGATTCTCAAAAAGGAGGATTGGAGAAAGCTGGAATTTGTTACATTTCATCAGGGATGGACATTGAGCCATGCTGGACTTCACCCCAAGGTGTTTTCCCATCCCATTCACGGTATGACCGATGAGTGGATCAAAAAGTGCTGCAAGACCGCAATGATTTGTTGTGAGATGGGGGATTACTCCCCATTTCTTGAACAGGGGTCTCGTATGGGTTCTGCATTTATGGGTGGATGCACTTGGTTGGATTGGTATGATTTTGTTCCTGTTAAGGGAAGGAATCAGATTTTCGGCCACTCTGCATTTATCGAACCTAAATCCAATCACAAGAGAAACAGCAAGAATTGGAACCTCGACACATTCAGCTATTATTATGGAGTCATAGAGAATGGTAAATTCAGCTACCACGATTCCCCCGTTGTAAGAACGGTGGGGTATGGTGTTGGAGTATAATTTTATTCCAAAAAGTAGTTGATTTTTATATCCCCTTCTCTATAATTATGAGTATATGGAATCAGTTATACACAAAGCAATCGTGTTGAGCCTCAACGGTCTCTGGCAGCCAATCGGCTTCAAGACTGTCAAGCAGGCTGTTAAGGACATGTGTGGAGGTGAAAAGGGCACAGAGCCACCGGCTCTTGCACTTGACATTGGATACAATCTCGACGCAGAGGGAAACCCTGACTTCGAAAATCCATCACACATGAACCCTGTTGGTTGGGCAGAATGGGTCAAACTCCCAGTTCGTCCATTTGACTTGACAATCTCATCGGTTAAGTTCACTTGCCGTGCGCCTACCGTTTTGGTTGCTCAGAACTTCAAGAAGATGCCAATTAAGAAGTTTCGTCCTACCAAGGAAGCTATTCGAATTCGTGACGGTGATATTTGCCAGTACACTGGTGAAAAAATCCCTAAGAATCAGGGAAACATCGACCACGTTGTTCCTGTAGCAAAGGGTGGTAGAGACACCTTCGAAAACATGGTATGGTGCAAGAAGAAGTTGAATTCCGACAAGGGGGACAAGCTCAACCACGAAGTCGGATACAAGCTGATTCGCAAGCCAAGGGCTCCGCAGCCAATGCCTGTTTCGGCAACCATTGGAATCGCTCGACACTTTGATTGGAAGCACTTCCTTGTGAAGAACTGGAAGAGTGAGCCAACACTTCAAGCGTAATTCCAAATGAAAAGCTTGGTTATAAGGGTTGTCAGGTTTGTCTTCGGACAACTTGTGGGGAAACCAGCACCGATAGAGGCGACTTGTTATACCGAGTTGGAACAATACAAACAAGAAATTTGGCCCAGTAAGTTTCCTGCCTTACCACAGGTAGGGGATAAGATTGTGTCAAGAACAGGGAAAGCCCTCGTTGTTCGTAGCCGTGAATTTACGGATATGAATGATCGAGGGTTTTCTCATGCGGATAAGACTTCCATCACAAAGATTCGACTTGAATTATCACATTAACGGTGGTATTATATTTCCATGAAAGTTATTATAGCTGGTTCCAGAGACATTCACGATTATGAGATTGTCAAAGAGGCTGTAAAGGCATCGGGTTTTCACATCACCGAAGTTGTGTCGGGTCATGCTCGGGGAGTAGACCAAAATGGGGAGTGTTGGGCATTTGACAACGATGTTCCATTCAAAATATTTGAAGCGAACTGGCAAGAATATGGTCGTTCTGCTGGGCCGAAACGAAACATGGATATGGCAAATTATGTCGGAACAAATGGTGGCCTTATTGCCGTGTGGGATGGACTCAGCCGAGGAACCAAACACATGATTGAATATGCAAACTCCAAGGGTCTTCAAGTTTTTGTATATAATGTCAAGAAAAAACGAGTATGATTTTTGAGATTGTAATAAGCGCAGGTTTAATTTTGTTATGGGTGGGGCTGATTGCTTTATTTTTATATGTCAGGTCGTTGCGAGTCATTTTAGCAGAAGTGTCTCAGCAGTGTGATAAGGAAATTTTGGGTCTCAAAGAAAAGAGCGAGACGATGATTCATGGATTGAATAATACAATTAAGACGATGAAGGTTCTTTCCAACAAGGTCACGTTGGAATTCAAAAATCTTCACAGAGATTTGACTCGTTCCGAACAAGCCAATCGGAGGAAGGCTCTTATGATTCCGAAGAGTGTTGAGATTCCAGAAAGACTTCCTACGAAGTTGGTTGCTCCAGTAAAGCCTGTTCAACCCACAACTCCTACAATTCAACCAAAACCATAATCATGCAAAACGGAAAGGGAGATTCTCCTAGAAATAATTCATCGAAACGGTTTAGGGACAATTACGATTCAATCGACTGGGGAACCAACCACCTGCTTAAAAAATTGATTGAGGCAAGAGATGAAGTGTTAAAATCATTTCCTGAGTTATCGATTCCACCTGCAAAAGAAGAACTTGATAGACAGAAGAAGGTTTTTCCCCCCGAGTTCTTCAAAGAACAGACTTGACTTTTTATAGTATTTGTCTATACTATAGAAAATGAAAGTTGAAAGACAAAAATATTGGGTCAAGCGGATTGTCGCCAATGGATGGGACAAGATGGGTGCTTCCGGTCTCGATCCATATCTCAAGAAATATGGAAAGAAATATGGAAAGAACATCGGAAAGGATAAACTTTTAGCTATCGCACGATTGGTTCGAAATGAAGGTGCAACCGCATTGGCTGACGCATTTGAGGCCAAGGCAAAAACAGGGATTGGATTGCCTCCCGCGAAGAAAACTCCAAAAATCAACCTTCCCCCATCCCTCATTCGTCCCAGAAGCAAATCTGATGTTGGGGAACTGTTCGGGAAGGTTTGGCAACCATCCTTGGATTCTTTTGGAAATAAACCCGCAATCGCATCATCTTATTTTGTGACGGATTCCAAATTGAAACAACTCATCAAAAACAAAATATTTCCAAAAGATGATAAGAAGGGTAGTGGATATGGAAAGCCCTTACTGCCTAGTCACAATTACAACAAATTTATCCGAGCAACAGATTTCGAGGAAAAGGATGATATTTGGGTCTGTTGGATTGAAGGTGTCGAATACAAAATTCTAAAGAACAAATGATTATTTTTTGATAATGTCGATTAAAAGATAATGTCATTACTATTTATATGAAAAAGGAATCATATGAGAAAAAGAATTTTAACATCAGAAATCGAATCAAATATCATAAATGGATTTAAGATGGGGTTGGATTACTCAAAATTATCAGAAATAAATAAAATTTCAGAGGGAACAGTATATAGATTTCTCAAATCAAAATCATTAAAATCGAAAGATAGGAAAAAACCGCATAAATGCAACTTCGATGATTCTGAAATTGGAAAAAAATATAACTGGCTTACAATCTTTGATAAAGAATATAGTTCTATGTTTAAAACTTGGGTAGCTAAATGTAAATGTGATTGCGGAATGGAAACTACATCTACAATTAGAAATTTAAAAAGTGGAGCAAAGAAAACATGCGGACAAGCACAATGCAGATATCATCATGATTTATCCGTAAAAAATGGAAGAACAACGACCACCGGCCATAAAGAAATTTCCGGAAGTAGATGGGCTTCATGGAGAATTGGTGCAGAGAAAAGAAAATTGGATTTTAAAGTGAGCGTACAATATGCTTGGAAGTTATTCTTAAAACAGGATAAAAAATGCGCATTAAGTGGTCTTCCGATAACTTTCGAAAAAGGAAACCAATCAGCTTCATTAGATAGAATAGATTCTTCGAAAGGATATACACCAAGTAACATTCAGTGGGTACATAAAAATATCAATAGGATGAAATGGGATATGGATGAAACCGACTTCATAAAGTGTTGTAATGTAGTATCGAATTATAATAAGTAATTTTATTTATGCAATTACTTTCAAGACAAGAATTCAGAGAATCGGTTTTCGAAAGAGACGGATATAAATGTGTGATATGCAAAAAAGAAGCAAAAGATGCACATCATATAATAGAAAGAAGACTTTTCGAAAACGAAGGTTATTTTTTGGATAACGGTGCTTCTTTGTGCGAGCAGTGTCACCTTCGTGCTGAATCTACCGAATTGTCCTGTGAGGAGATTAGGGAGAAAGCTGGGATTAGAAAAATCATTCTGCCTCCAACCCTCTACACATCGGAAACCTATGACAAGTGGGGAAATCCGATTCTTCCGAGTAAAATGCGGTATCGCGGAGAATTGTTTTACGACGAATCGGTTCAGAAAATTTTGAAGCAGGGTGATATGTTGGGTGTATTCACCGAATACGTCAAATATCCCAAGACGAATCATTTTCCTTGGTCTCCGGGAACATCGAGTGATGATCGAATCATGGTTATCGAGGATGTGAGAAAGAATTTCGAGGGGAAGGAAATTGTGGTCACTGAGAAATTGGATGGCGAGAATTCCACTTTGTATCCTGACCATTACCATGCTCGTTCCATCGATGGAAGAGACCATCCCTCTAGGAGTTGGGTGAAAAATCTTCATGCACAGATTCGATTTAACATTCCTGAGGGGTGGAGGGTTTGTGGAGAGAACGTTTATGCGGAACATAGCATTCACTATAATGATTTGCCTAGTTTCTTTTTCGTATTCGGTATCTACACCGACAAGAATGTTTGTTTGAGTTGGGATGATATGACCGAGTGGTGCAAATTACTTGGGTTGGAGACTGTTCCTGTTCTCTATCGTGGAATCTTCGATGAGGATAAAGTTAAACAATGTTTTACGGGCAAGTCCGTTTTTGGTGATTCGAAACAAGAGGGTTATGTCGCAAGACTTACCTCTGCAATCCCATTCTGTCAATTTAGAAACTCCTTTGCCAAATTGGTGAGGAAAAATCACGTTACAACGGCTCACAACTGGATGAATCAGGCTGTGAAACCAAACGAATTGAAGAAATGAAAACTACTCCTGAATTACCAGAGTATAGATTCACTGTTACAAATAGTGGCGGCCATAATATGATTACTCACCCTTGGTATCACCGAGGCTATAAAGATACAACAGAAGATGAATCATATTTGGTTCTAAAAGTCGGGTGGAAGGTCTTGGGATGGAGGGAAAGACTTCCTGACCACCTGATGAAGGATATGGGATTTTCTGATGTGATGTTTGAATCGCCGGATGGGCATGAATATTGGTTTCATGTTTATATCCCCGATTACGATACCATTGAGAAAGAAAAATACATTCCACATCAACGAGAAGAAAAAATATGAAAAAACAAATCGGATACATTCCAGAAGAAATCGTCTACATCTCAGGGAAAAATACAAAACTTGAGGATATTTGGGACGATATCGAGTCGAAGAAACGTTCTGATAGGGAGGTCACACCCGCTTTCGTTTCGGACGCAAACAATCCGAAGACAATCGCTACGGGAGTAACGTGGGCCGAGGGTGGAACTTATCCGAGAAAAGTGGCCAATCCAAAGAAGGAAACTTTCAAGAATGTTCCAACCGAAGGGTTTATGATTGTGGGTCTTGAGCGCCGAAGTGAAGGTGGTCGTGCCTACAAGGTCGTGACCCCAACGGGATACTATGTGGATTTGAGGGAGGATGTTCTTTTGGATACGATGTTGGAAGTCGGAATAGGAAAGGGTGGAATGCTCAACGGTTCGTTTGTCTGGGCCAAGTTTGGTTCGCAGATGAAACTCATTGGGTTGGTTCAGAACTCTATACCGAGTTGATGTTGAACACCGAGGATAGAAAACTTCCGAAAATTCGAATTGAGGATTTGGAAATCGGCGGAGTTTATGGAGGAAAGGGGACTCAACTTTCTGTTTATCTCGGCAGAGTGGATACAACGATTCTAGAATACAAGAGGCTGGATAGGGATTATTGGGGTTCGTATTCTGTTAGGAAAAAGGAGGTCAAAAACGGAATGTTGTGGTTTGAACCATACAACTTCGAAGATGATTCGAAGATTCAGTCTTCATTCAATTCGGCTTTGAGTGAGGGCACAACTTATCGATTCAAGATTACGACAAGCCATTCGGTGATTAAGAAAATCAAGAAAATTAATGTCCCTCAAGATTTCATGGAACAGTTCGTGCCAAAGACGGTTCAATATGCCAAATCGGCCGGCGCCCAATATTCAAATAACAACCCAGCGTATGTCGCAAATACATATTGCGGTTGTTCTCCAGTCATCCTGATGAGGCCTGTGGGTCAACCCTGTGTGGTTCCAGATGAGTTGAAAGACATCATGGCGAAGGCATTTTGAATTAATATATTGGTCTTTAATTGTTCCACTTACTATATATTAATATAGGAGCAAGTGGACTATGAAGGATATATTAAACAAAAAATTTGGATTGTTAACCGTGATAGAATACTATGAGCCGTCAAAGACTTGTAGAGGAAGACATTATTGGAGATGTAAGTGTGATTGCGGAAACATATCTGTTGTTAGGGATTCACATTTAATTTATGGATCTACAAAATCATGCGGATGTTTACACAAACGAAGGGGGAAAGACTCTCCGTTTTTCAAGGGATATGGCGATATTCCTCTTAATTATTATACAACCGTGAAACGATCTGCTTTAGGTGGAGGAATATCAAACAGAAAGAAAAAAATATTTGATGTGTCTATAGAATATCTGTGGAAATTGTTTAAAAAACAAAATGGTAAATGCGCTCTTTCTGATATGAATTTATCATTTGGCGGAACTACAAAAGAAAACAAAAGAAAAGAAACAAACAAATTTACAGCATCTCTGGACAGGATTGATTCGGGTGTGGGATACATCAAAGGTAATGTGCAGTGGGTTCATAAAAAAATTAATATAATGAAAAATGAATTTACACAAGAAGAATTCATAAATTTGTGTAAAAATGTAGCAGTAAATAATCCTTGAGTTTTTATAATTTTCGTGGTATCATATCCTAATGAGAATAGATTTGGCTTCAATAGACCGAGAGAACTTTATTGTTTCTCCATATACCGTTGCTGGGGAGGTTGTACATCTAGTAATTCCACAACATATTGGTGTTAAGTGGAACAATGAAAATCTTCATTTTAGATCATCTGTGTGGAACACAAATGGAGAATTGGTATCAGCTTCGTATCCAAAGTTTTTTAACAATGGTGAATCTCCAGACCTCTATCCAAATGCGGAGTCGTTTTCTGATTGGGTAACTCCAGAGAAGATCGACGGTTCGACTTTGATTGTCTCAAAGTATAAGGGCGAACTCATTGTTCGCACTCGCGGAACCCTCGACGCAACCCGTCTCGACAAGAACGGGCATGAAATTGCTTTGCTTAAGGTGAAGTATCCAAAGTTCTTTGACCTCGGAAATGAGGACACTGTGGACTATTCCCTTATCGCTGAGTGGGTATCAAACGCCAATCAGATTGTTATCCGTTATGGAGAGCCAGACCTCTTCTTGATTGGAAAGATTTACCACGAAGACTACCGCATGGAAACTCAGGCGGGATTGGACGAGCTTGCAAAGTCGCTTGGAATGAAGCGTCCAGTCATGTATTCTTTCTCTTCACTCGCTGAAATGGCTTCGGCCGTCAAGGCATTTGAAGGCAAGGAAGGTGTCTGCTTGTATTTCAACGGTGGACAGAACATCGTGAAGCTCAAGGGAGACTGGTATTTGGTTCGTCACCGAATGAAGTCGGAACTTTCTTCGGTGGACAAGGTATTGGACTTGTATCTTGAAAGGGGACAGCCAACTTTTCAGGAATTCTACGACTACGTTCTCGGACTGTTCGATTTCGAGTTGGCAGAACACGCACGTCCAAACATGGAAGTTGTTTGTGCCGCTAAGGTCAAGGTTGATGAAATCTTGGCAAAGACCAAGGCGTTTGCAGAACCATTGATGTCGGTTTCTCGAAAGGAAGCCGCTCTCGCAATCATTGCGGAATTCAAGGGATATGCGAAGCTTTGCTTCATGGTTCTCGATGGACGTTCCATGTCTGTAATGGACACCAAGAAGCTGTACGAACAGGTAATGGCTTAAAATTATGAAAACAAAACGACTGAAATTAACCACATGTCCGGAATTCGATGCTCTCGAAAAGAGGATTCAAAATTCCACGATGGGCAATCGGTTTCTAGGATGCTCTTACGTTGCTATCATTGGAGGGCCAGCGGTAGTAATCGAGGCCATCGTTAGGAAAGCAGAACGCACTTCGGGCATTCCTATGGACTGGCACTATCTCGGAGGCCGAGGAGGGGTTTGTGCTTTGGGCGATAGGAAAATCGCACGAGAAGCACTATGGCTAGCGATGCCGCGGAGCGATTTAGCAACGGAGGATTGGAACC